GTGTTGTGTGGTGTCCTGAGACCAGGTGGGCGGAAGAAGTTATTGAAGAGTTTGCTGGTTTTCCTAACATGGAACACGATGATTTAGTTGATAGCAGTACGCAAGCTCTGTTAAGATTTAGACAAGGTGGTTTTATTCCTCTGTACACAGATGAAGAGGAAGAAGAACTTGAACCGCACAAAAGGGCGGATTATTACTAGGAGATAAATGGCAATAGAAAAAACACCTGCAACACCTATTGAGGGTTTGATTGAACAGGAACCTGAAGGTGCTGATATACAGATTGCTATAGAGAATCCAGAGTCTGTTGCAATAGAGACAGACGATGGCGGTATGCTTATAGACTTTGATCCTCAGCCTGAAACGGGTGAGGTTGATTTTAATAGTAACTTAGTTGATTTTATTGATAACGATGAGATTGATAAAATTAGTAGTGACTTGCTATCTGCTTATCAGATGGATAAGGATTCTCGTAAAGATTGGGAAGAAACCTATACTAAAGGTTTAGATCAGCTTGGCTTGAAGATAGAAGAAAGAACACAGCCCTGGTCGGGAGCTTGTGGGGTCTTTCATCCTATGTTGACTGAAGCGGTTATCCGTTTCCAATCGCAAGCTATATCTGAGATATTCCCTGCAAAAGGTCCTGTCAAAACAGTTATTGTTGGCAAAGCTACCGAAGAAAAAGAAAAACAAGCTAATAGGGTTGAAGATTATATGAACTATCTTCTGACCTATGAGATGACTGAATACAGAACTGAGACAGAGAAGCTATTGTTTTCTTTGCCTCTAGCTGGTTCTGCGTTTAGAAAGGTTTATTACGATCCTAATTTAGGCAGACCTAGCGGTATCTTTGTACCGTCTGAGGATGTGGTCGTTAATTACGGAGCGAGTGATTTAGAGACTTGTGAACGTGCTACTCACGTTATGCGTGAATCTGCTAATGAGATTAGAAAAATGCAGGTAAGTGGCTTTTACCGTGATATAGATATCCCTGAAGCTTCTAGCACTTATTCTGATATAGAACATAAATACAGCGAACTCACAGGAGAAATGGAGGGAGCTGAGTACGATAAACGTCATACTCTATTAGAAATGCAAGTTAATTTAGACTTGCCTGGCTTTGAAGATGAGGTGAACGGTATGCGTACAGGTATAGCTTTACCTTACGTTGTGACTATGGACTATCCAAGCGGTGTAGTTTTAAGCATTAGAAGAAACTATTATCAAGATGATCCACAGAAGAAAAGACGTACACACTTTGTACATTATCAATATTTGCCTGGTTTAGGATTTTACGGCTTTGGTTTGATTCACATGATAGGTGGTTTAGCTAAATCTGCTACTTCGATTCTTAGACAGTTAGTAGATGCTGGTACGTTATCTAACTTACCTGGTGGTTTAAAGTCTAGAGGCTTAAGAATTAAAGGGGATGATACTCCTATAATGCCTGGAGAATTCAGAGATGTGGATGTTCCTGGCGGTGCTATTAGAGACAATATAACCTTCTTACCGTACAAAGAACCGTCTAATGTTTTATATAATTTATTAGGCACCATTGTCGAAGAAGGTAAAAGGTTTGCCAGCATATCTGACATGAAGATATCTGATATGAATAACCAGGCACCTGTTGGAACAACTCTAGCTCTGATAGAAAGAAATATGAAAGTTATGTCTGCGGTCCAAGCAAGGTTACACGCAGCTATGAAAAAAGAATTTGAATTGTTAGTTGGCATCATACAAGACTTTGGTAATCCTTCTTATCCTTATGAAACAGATGATGAAGAAGCCATAGCAGCCAGCGACTTTGATAAAAGAATAGACGTACTGCCTACATCTGATCCTAATGCATCAACAATGGCACAAAGGATAATGCAGTACCAATCTGCTTTACAGTTAGCAGCATCTGCACCTCAGATGTACGATATGAAACAATTACACAGGCAAATGCTCGAAGTATTGGGTATTCCTAATGCAGAGAACATAATACCTGCTAACAAAGAGATACCGCCTGTTGATCCTGTATCTGCAGTACAAAACTTAATAAATAACATTCCTGTTAAGGCATACGATTTCCAAGACCACGATGCACATATACAAACGGTAGGAGCAGCACAAGATAATCCAGAAGTTATTTCTCTCCTAGAAAAATCGCCAAATGCGGCTCAGATATCTGCTGCTGCTTCTGCTTATGTAAATGATCATCTGACTATGAAGTTTAGAAAAGAAGTTGAAGCTGAACTAGGTGTAGAACTACCGCCTATGGGACAACCTCTACCACCAGATGTTGAGAAACGTATCTCTGAATTAGTGGCTGAAGCTGCTACCAGAGTATCGGATTCTGCTAGAAGAGATGCACAGCAACAAAGAATTGCTGAACAAATGCAAGACCCATTGATACAACAGAAAGCTGCTGAGATAGAAATTAAGAAAGCTGACGTACAACGTAAAGCTATAGCAGATACTGCAAGAATAAATCTTAATGCTCAAAGACAGGCAGAACAAATTGAGATAGAAAAAGAAAGATTAGCTACTCAAAGAGAGCTTGCGGGTGCTGAACTTGGACAGAAGATTGCTAGCGATTTGCTAGAAGCAGAACGTGAAAGCGAAAAGCAAGCACGTGAAGACTACGAAAAAGGACTTGACATTGGTATCCAAATCGCTAAAGATATAGATACGAATGATAAATGATATCCAAGAGCTATCACTTTCAGAGTTTCTGAAGAAGAGGCTTAGAGATATTATGAATGACAAAGCTGATTTTTTAGCTACAGGAGATTGTAATAGTTTTCCTGAATATAAAAAAATTAGTGGTGTTATCGAGGGATTAGCCCTTGCAGAACGTGAAATGTTAGATTGGATAGATCAGCATCAGCGTGAATAGGAACTCGACTCCTTAAGTCGTGCAACATTATGAGTGAACAAGAAATAGAAATAGAAGCAATAGATAAACCAGAAACTGAAGAAGAAATTAAAAGTCAGTTACCTGATCCTCTAGGGTGGAAAGTTCTTGTTGCTATGCCCGAAGCAGAAGAAAAAACTGATGGCGGCATTATTAAAGCTACACAAACTATTAAAGATGAAGAAATCAGTAATATGTGTGGTTATGTTCTTAAATTAGGTCCTGATGCTTATCAAGATACAAATAGATTTCCTAGCGGTCCCTGGTGTAATGAAGGAGATTGGGTAGTGTTCAGACCTTATTCAGGAACTCGCATGAAAATTTACGGTAAAGAGTTTCGCTTAATTAACGATGATACTGTGGAAGCAGTAGTAGAAGACCCTACGGGAGTAGTTAGAGCATGAGTGACAACTTAAATATAGAGACTGAATTTAAACCTGATGCGGAAGGTAATTTACAACCGCAATCAGAAGAAGATAAATTTTTTGGAGTAAAAACCGAAATAACTAAAGAAACTACCAATACTGATAATTTAGAGGTAGAAGTTATAAACGATACTCCAGAAGAAGACAGACGACCACCAAAGGTCGAGACTGAAGAACCTGTTGCTGTGGATGATGATACAGTTGATGCAGAGATTACAGACTACAGCAAAAGAGCTGGCGACAGAATAAACAAACTTAAATACGAGTATCACGAAGAACGCAGAGCTAAAGAAGGTGCACAAAAACAAGCAGAAGAAGCTACTAAGCGTTTAAAAACTTTACTTACAGATAATCAAAGATTACAGCAACTCGTCAGTCAAGGGTCGGAAGTATTAAATGAGCAAGCTGTGGCTAATGCCCAATTTGCCAAACAAAGTGCAACAGACAAGTTTAAGAAAGCATACGATGATGGTGATGCAGAAGCTATGGCTGCTGCTCAAGCTGAACTAGCTAAAGCATCAGTTGCTGAAACAAGTGCACCGCAATACGCTCAAGCATTGCAACAAAATGCAGTCATGCAACAACCTCAACCAGAAATACCAGAGGTTGATGTAGCTACTAAAGATTGGGTATCTAAGAACTCTTGGTTTATGGGAGATACCCCACAACATCAAGAAATGACTGCTTATGCTTTGTATAAAGATAAACAATTACAAGCTGGTGGTGTTGATCCAGCATCTCCTAGATACTATGAAGAAATAGATAATTCTATGAGACAAGAGTTTCCAGATTTTTATGGAGTCCAACCACAAGATAATGTGCAAGTTGAAACTCCAGAGGAAAAACCACAACCCTCAAATGTTGTGGCACCTGTTACGAGAACAACAGGTAATCAAAATTCTCGCTCAGTACGATTGACTCAGACGCAAGTTAAGTTAGCACGTCAACTTGGTATAACGCCTGAGCAATACGCAAAACAACTATTACAGGAGTCTTAATGACAGAAGATAATAAAGAGATCGAAAATACAGAAGATCAAGTGCGTACCGCTAGAACGGAAGATAACCGAGAGGTTACTCAACGAGTTGAAAGTTGGGAAAATCCTTCTAACCTACCGAGTCCTGATCCACAACCAGGTTGGGTTTTTCGTTACATTAGAACAAGTTTGCTGGGTAAAGCAGATAATCCTAATGTTTCTAAAAAATTCAGAGAAGGTTGGGAACCATGCAGATCAGAGGACCATCCTGAACTACACGTTCACATGATGGACTATAAATCTGAATGGGCGGATAAAGGACACATAGAGATAGGTGGACAGCTACTCTGCAAAATGCCTGCTGAGAAAGCCGCAGCTAGAGATGAACACTTTAGAAGCATGGCACAAACTCAAATGGATTCTGTAGATAATGCTTACTTTAAGGATCAAGACAACAGAATGGCTACTAAACAAGTATTTGAAAGAAAATCTAAAACTACATTTGGTAGAGATTCCTAGTCTTTAGTTTAACTTTTAATAATCGAGGTATTTTATGGCTTCATCAGCAACACCTATGGGTGCTGAACCTGTTGGGTCTTTAGTATCATGTGCTTACAACGCAAAGATTACCCACTACAAAATAGCTAACAATTTTGGTACAGCTATTTTTTACGGTGACTTTGTTAAGTGGGCAGATAACAACCCTAACACAACTATCCAAAAGGACACAGGAACTACTTCCTTGACTCCTATTGGAGTGTTTTTAGGTTGTGCGTATACTGACCCTACTACAGGACAATTTACAAACAGCTTACATTATCCAGCTTCTACGGCTGCGGATGAT